CTCCAGTAGACAAAACCTCTCTCGCATTCTATCTGATGAGTTTCTCAATCAGTCCGGTTAACAGTAGGTGGCCCATTTAAGCCCCTTGTCTGCTAACTGAGTCTATTGAAACTCGTCTTTCTTCATGCCCTAGAAAATTATAGTCTTACAGACTGTAGTCTCTACACGCATGACCCTCATATTCTATATTCATCCCAATCATCTTTGGATTTTTGGGAATCAATATTTAATAGGAGGTGTTTCTTGATAGTCTAAACGCACAACAGCACCTCTTTCTCTTTGAATTATATTAAATACATTATATAAATTCGCTAAGAAAGCATGATCTTTTGCGTCGACTAACCTTGGTTTTTCGACAGTTTCAATTCTGTTCACAATATCTAAGAAAGAAATCTTTCCTTGACATTCTGTTAAGAATTGTTCTGTTGCCGCTAAAGGATTATCTACAAATTTCTCTATAACGAGATAATTGAATCAGTTTTTGTACCGTTCTTCGTATTGTTGAAGAAATTGTAATTTCATCTTCAATATGAAGTCTGGATCAAAATCTTCAGGATTCAAAATCCTGAAATCATCTGATTTATTCGGATATCAAGGGTAACCTCGATCTCCAAATATAGGATCCTGTAGCTCCATCCACTCTTTAAGCAATAAAAGTAAATCTTTATTAATTTCTCTAGATAAATCTAAAGATCCTAATAAAAATTTAATAATGTGCTCTTGGAGATTTTCAATATGATAAACATTATATCGAGTCATTATACGTAAAGCTTGCTTTGCATATATGTCTTTCATATGATGTCCAATTATAGTGAAATCAGGATGGTATTTTAGATCAACAGGTGAAACTCCGTCAATAATCATCTTTTTAAGATTTGAAAAATAAGTATTAAAACTGAATTTTTCTCATCTAAAAAGCTTATTAGCGACACGAGGTTTACCTAAGAACAAGATTCTCATTATTTCTTGTCTTGTCATACCTATCTTCATAGCGTATGTTAAGAAAAGAGATATATGAGGTAAAATATCTTTCTGAGGTCTCTGATCAAAGATCTTCTGTTTCAGGACCGTATGAAATACTGACACAGCATATTTAGCTAAAGAAATATCTTTATTAAATAGTGCTATTGTAGTATTTATACGACCTAAATAGAAGTTCTCTGATATAAACTGTTTTCAAGAGAATGGTGAAACGTCGATTCCGTTTACGGAAACTCGTTTAACAAACTCTACAACAGGTTTATTAACAGAAACAACAGACTTCGCCATATTGATAGGGACACCTATTTCAGACATTACTTTAAGATACTCTTCGGCAAGTTCTTTATTAAAGATGATAATATCATCTCCAACAATTTCATACCGAGACTCTCAAGTAAAGTTTGTGGCACCCGATAGTCTTAATGCAACAAATTGAACTAACATATGATGTGTTAGCCCAAGCATTGCAAAAGATGATCGAGCACCCATAGGTTGTCCAACTGAGTAATGATATTCTACTCAGCCAGATTCCTTACTGTTTAATCAGTAAGATCGGCCGACAAGAAGATTAGCTCAGTGACTACTAAATACTGAATCAAATAACGATGTTAAAATCGCTACTTGTAAAGTAAGAGGTAGTCTATCTGTAGCAGCTGACAGATCGTAACCATAAGCACACCCATATTCTTGGGCGCGCTCACGAGCACGATCAAAGGCATCATTATGACTCTTTGTACCATCATTAGGAATATTCGCTAATATTCCAGTAATGTAGTTATGAAGAGGCAGTAATATTGTCTGGGTTCAACTGTCTACTAAGGCAAAGGTTCTCATTTTCCCAGCTGGCTCTACTTTTTGATGTAATTGCCCTAAACCAAATGTAGAAATTCTTCTAAGAGAATTATCAAAATTCTCTCGGAATAGTTCCTTCATTGGTAAAAGGTAAAATGAAAGAGACTGTACGTCTGGAACTATTTTAGCTAATTTATTAAATAGTAAAAATAGTTCAGAAGTACAAGTCTTCTCCATTATATACATAAAAGAGGTAAAGAGCTTTGGTTGATTTTTCAATAATGAGATATCAGTCAACATACCAAGTCAAGATTTTGAATTGGATGGTGACGATTTCTCTGAAATTGAAAAACTGTCTTGCAGTTTAATCCTAGTAGGAATGAAACCTGATAGGACGATCGCAGCATTACGCTGAAATCAGTCCGTCATATATTTCATAGCTACAGGATCTCCTGTAAAAGGATCAGTGATTGTGTTTAACTTAGCTTTAGCAGGTATAATAAATACCCTATAAAGACTAAATAATGTTAATCACAATCTGATTACTTTAGTACTATTGGCAGCTAGAGATCTACGATCTCTAGTCCCAATAATATTTGGTAATCCTGATTTTGACAGTCTAGGCAACGGTAGATCTGGCTCTAACTCTCGAAGAGAGCTAAGAGGTTGACCTGCTAGGAACTTAGAAACAGCCAAATTACAAGCTTTAAGATACTTCACCACGAACTCTGAACCATGTCTTTTATTTAAAACTAAAAGATAAGTTGAGAATTTATGGTATAGTCGTATACGTGCGGAGGCTTTCTTAATGTTACCAATGGATAAAATTACAAATTTTCATCCAATAGTATTCATTAAGCTAGAAAGAGAGAAATCTCCTTCTAGACGTATCAGTCTATCTCGAACTATATTATTAGGCATCTTGAAGACTCTTGAAATATTAATTTTAAGGTTTTTCATAATGTTTATAATAAGTTAGTTTTCACCCATTTCGGGGGATACTTAGAGATAAACCTGCGCTGTTCCTTAATAGGGACGCCAGACACAGGCCGCCAACCGTTACAATTATCAGAAGTCTCTAAATTATCTTTAATTTAGAGTTCTAATAAGCTTTGTAACATCTGGATCACATATATATTACCTTAATATCCTTATTGAACGAGCTAGAACTCGATCCGTAAGAATATAGTAATATACTCGCTTTCCTTCACGTCCTCCATACGAGCCTTTTTTATTAAAGCCGTCCTGGACAAGTTATAGTCTTATCAACTATAACACATCACAGATAGAAGGTTGTACGATGATTAATCGTAGTTCCCTTAGGACTCATA